GTTTCTAGTTGTTGCTTTATCAAAAAATGCTCCCTTACCGCCAATAGGAATGATACTCGTAGCGGAACCTCCCGCACCCCCTGTGCCCGTACCATAAATTAGAACTTCGTCACCTTCTCTGAAAGCAACTTCGGCATTAGCCATAGATCCTGGGTTAGACGATCCAGTTGATCTTTTAATTCTGATTGTGTTAGCCATTAAAAGTTACCTCCATCGACTAAATTTTCTACGGTACGAGTTGCATCTGCTTTAAATGTACCACTTGTTGAGTCAAAATACACTACTGAATTGTTGACTTTACCAGAATCATCCATTGTTGTCTGAGAAACGGCAAAAGATGGTCCTTGAGGGCCAGTTGTAGTTAGTTCAACTGTTGTTACATCTGAGACTTGTGAGACTACAACTTGATTTGGATTGCTCATGCTGTGTATCCTTCACTTATAAATAGTTTACCTTCTAAATAATAGTTTTTAAGTCCCCCTGGTTCTGTTAACAATACGTCATAAAACAAAATACTTGGAGTAAAGGTAGCTGTAGCTGTATCTGTCAAATTCATGTCGATAATGCCATTAGCTCTATCTGTGTATGTAATATCCCAATCAGCATATTTTGTGGATCGTGACTCGTCATAAACCTGTGCAGCTACAGTGTATCCAGTTAAGTTTATAGCCGATCCAGAAGAGTCTTTAAATGTCAGCTTAATAGGAAAGTCTGCTCTCCTATCTACTTTAAAATTCTTTTTTCCTGGGATAACTGCCATTAGATGTAAGGAGAATCACCAAGAATAGTTGTATTCCACTGAGCTTTTAACTCTGCTTCAGTTGTTGCAGCATCTATAGCACTGTCAGCAGGGGCATCTCTAAGTGCCTGTTTCTTTGTGGCTACTTCTGATTTTTTCGTAGCATCATCAGCTTCTATAGCTCTTTGATACTCAATATCAAGTTCTTGAAATTTTGGTTGTCTTGCAACTCTTATTTTATCCTTATGTATTGCTTTCGCTTTTGTCATATCTGTTGAAATGATACTCATGCTCCTACTCCATCTGTAAGGTTTGATTCACTAACAGTCCAAGCATCTCTAAAAGATCTGTCTGTTGGAACGTCAGATACAGGTATTATCTTGTATTTAGCACCAGTCGGAACATCTTTCTTAGCAATTTCTTCAAGTGTAAATAAATTACCTGTATCTGGATTTATACAATTATCTGTTGGCGTTATAATACATATACCTCCTTCATTTTCTGGGTTTAAATACACAATTTTAGAATCCGAATTAGCCATAAATTTAATACCTTTGCTTATATTATCAGCATTTTAACTGAAAAATGCAAGGCACATACGATCATTGTCTACTCTACTTGATCCTGTGTTGTAACTTTGATTAGGGTCTTCAATAGTAACCCTACAAGTAGTAGCTGAATAACTACTATTATCAGTTCCCCAACATCTATTATTTACTGATTGAATATTATGTGAGCCAACAGTGCAATAATTAGCATCTCCCAAGCTTGGAAAGTTAACATTATAACTACCTGTGCCGTTATCAGTTATACCAGTAATATTTTGCGAATCTCTAATCATATTTGATTGGGAGTTCTGACCATCAAAATTCACCCAAGCTTTACAAACTAATGCAGCCGTAACAGAACTCGCTGCCGATGTTTGACTCGTGCCATCGCCCCAATGAACTGTCATGTTTAATCCTCCTTGATAATCATTTTAACTAAGTGGTACCAAAAACTGCAACACCTATTATTTTACAATCAACTCTACTTGAACCTGTACCGTAACTTTGCGTAGCATCTTCTGTTGTCACTCTAAAAGTAGTAGTACTGTAACTGTTACTATCAAGACCTATACTTCTATTATTAACTGATCGAAAGTCGTGACTTAAAACCACTGTATAATTGGCATCTGCCATTGCAGTTCCAAAATTAATATTATAACTCCCTGTACCGTTATCAGTAATACCAGTAACGTTAAAATCATCTCTAATCATATTTGCTTGTGTTACTTGTCCATTAAAGTTTACATAAGCCTTGCATAACCTTGCAATTTCAGTACCACTTGAGTTTTGAATTACAGGTGCAACTCTATTTGATGCGTTTGTTTTTATTGTCGTTGCCTTAAGAGTGGTCGAGTTTACATCTGTTGATGTAACGCTAGCTAATCCTGCGATAGTCGTAGCTGAACTACCTAATGAAATCGAAGTCGAACCAAGGGTAATCGCACCACCAGCCCCTCCAAAGCTTAGATTACCACTACCGTCTGTTTGTATGAACTGACCATTACTTCCATCGGCTGCTGGTAGGGTAAACGTAAAACTACTTGAAACTGTTGTTGGAGCTTTTAAGGCAACATATTGACCTCCTCCTGCATCCTCAAATCTAATTTCATTTTGTGTTCGTAAGCTAATACCATTAGCACTAAATATCATTTGCTCAGTACCGCCAGAACTAAATCCCATTACGTTGGCAGCATTTCTAAATAAACCTAAATCTGTATCCGTATCGAAACTAAAAGCAGGAGCAGCAGCAGTTGAACCGTCATGTCCTAATAGAGCACCTGTCATAGTGCCTCCTGTTGCTGGTAATAAACCTAAATTTGCAGTATTAATGTTTCCTATTTCTGTAAAACCATTATTAGAACTATTCCTAATTTTTAAAATGTTTGTAGTGGTATTTAAAAAAGGCATACCAGCTACGCACTGACTTTGTGCTAAATCTGTTGATTTAGAATTACTTGATTGGATCGCAGCAAAAACATTATTAAGGTCAATTCTTACGTTCGCTCCAGAAGCATTTTCGATTGTGTAGTTTGTAACGTCAGCCACAGTTAAATACTATTTTCCTCCATGTTACCCTCCTTTGCCGAAACCAACAGCACTGTAGGTAAAGTTCCTATTAATACTAGCATTACTTGAGTTTTTGAAGTGAACTGTAAAGCCTGTTCCTGACACATTTGTTATCTCATAGAAATCACCTGTTGCCATATTTTGTGGAGATACACTTACTGCTGGTAAAAAACTATTTAAATTACCCAAGCCAGAGGTTCCCACAAAGAAAGGACTTGTAAAAGTAACATTTTTAGCTCCACTACCTGATGCTATAACAGATGATTGTTCAGTTCTTGATGGCATAGTTGCAGTGTACCCTGCTTGTTGTAAATTCATGTTTTGTGCAACATCAGAACTTTCTAAAGTAATCCTAAATTGAAAACCTCTGCCCTTAAATGTTCCATTAGCAAAATCGTTAAATGCTGAATAAGAACTCATGTCAGTAGAAGTACGAACAGCTATTTTTGCATTAGCTTCGTTTGCAACCGTTCCATCAAAATCTGTCCAGGTATCAATCAATTCTGTTCTATTATCAAATTGATCTCCTACATAGAAACCAACCCCTTGAAAATGTCTTTTTAAGACAAGTGAGAATGTACCACCAAGATCAAGTGTGTCTACAAAATCATAAGTACCAGTAGCATTTGTTGTTGGATTTATGAGTTTCAAGCCTCCAAGAGTTGAATCATAAACAACATTAGATTTTGTTCCGTTATAAGGTGTGCTATCTGTATCTTCTCGATCAGTTTTAACTACTATAGAATCCAATACTTCAACAGTAGATAAGCTTACACTTGCTGCATTGACGCTAAATCTACCGCCATCATCTTGAAATTTAAGAAGATAAGTTCCCTGTAAAGCTGGAGCTATAACTTCTGTGGCATTTCCAGAAACCGCTTCAATAATATCCTGTGCAGATTGGAAAGAAGCAGCACCTCCAGTTTGATTGGTATGCCTTACATAAACCCGACCACCGTGTAAAACATCAATAGCTACAGATTGCTTAAATCTTAACCTTACAAACTGTTCATTAACTGGCTCGATAGTTAAATTAGTAACATCCTCTGGAACAGTTGTTTTACCTACAGCATCAAACTCTACTGTTGTAGATGTTGCAGATAGATTTAAAGCTGCATTATATGAAAAGACTTCAAATGTGTATTTTCCAACAGGTGCATCTAGTAATTCAAAATCAGAACTAAATACGACCTGAGTTACAAAGTTACCCTGTTCAAATTTATAATTCAAAAGATACTGAGTAACTCCGTCTACAGGCTGCCAATCTACAATTAATTTACTTCTTGCCATGTTATTTATTACAACTAACTGTTCACTTACAGTTAGGTTGGTTGGAGGATCTGCTGGCTGATTAAGTAAAGATACTGTTCTAGTGGCTACAGGAGAATTGTCATCTATGAAGTTATACTTACTTTCGTTATAGGTTAAAGCTGTTATTCCATAATTTATACGATCCTGCTCTTTTACCTCAATAACTCTAAATAGTTGAGTCTGTAAAGAATTACTTGATATTACATAGGGAGAATTTGCTTGTGGTGCGGATGAAAATGCAGATTGTGTTACTGTTGCACCTTGATCGTTTATTTTAGTAACGCTATTTACTGTAAGCACTGCTCCAGCAATATTCGATATTGACCCTACCTCTACCGTTCCATCACTTAGTATCACACTTACTGTGGCATTATCAGTGACATCAGGTAAATTAGTTTGCTCTAAAGCATCTATCGTAATTGTTGTGGTCGTTGCAGATACTACTCTTCCTCCTCTTCTAGCTCCTGACCTTACTGGATCGTTTACTTCAATAACGGAACCAGGTCTTACAACAATTCCAGCATCTATTGAAGTAGTAAAACTAACAACTTCACTTTCATTTTGTTCTCCAAATAAAATTGCTCTTCCTAATCTTGCAGCTTGTCCACGGGAAGTACACGCAAATGCTTTTACTTGTTTAAGAATCGTTCCAAGTTTTGCTATCGCTGTAGCATCTTCTACTACTTCAAAGTCAACTTCTTTAGAGTCCATATTAAAATAGCTAACGGAAACAACTGAATGACGTTGTTTTAAACTGCTACCTGAGTAACTAAAACCACCTTCACCTACATTGGCTAAATTAAATACATAACTTGCAGATAATGGTTTGTCTTGAGATATGGTCACACTGCCAGCAGACCAAATTGGCATACATCTCATAACACTCGCTAATTCATTTATTG